CAAAGGCTTTACATCATGGGACGACTACATTGCTAGGCTATTCTGTGACAAAAGCAATTTGCAGGTGGTGTGTAAATCTTGCCACAAGATTAAGTCCTACAATGAAGGACAAGAAAGGAAAGCACGTGGAAATCAAGAAGTCGATTAAAAACAAAGACGGTACTGTGGTGTTTAAAGGAACCCTTTCACCAGAAGAACATGACTTTGTTTTAAGTGTAGGTTTAAACACTCTTGTAGAACAGGGTGCCATTGCAATGTCTACAGAAGAAGAGCCTGATGTTGATTGGATTCCTGGAGACACATCCGTCCAATGAGCCTATCAGCATGAAAATCCTTTTACTGGATATTGAAACCTCTCCAAACGTAGCACATGTTTGGGGCCTTTTCAAACAAAACATCTCTATTAGTCAAATCATTGACAGCAGCTATGTGATGTGTTGGGCAGCTAAATGGCTAGGTCAAGACACAATGCTGTTTGGTAGTGTACGACAAGGTCGCAAGAACATGCTTAAACGGGTCTACAAGCTTCTAGAAGAAGCTGATGCTGTGGTACACTACAACGGCAGTAGGTTCGACGTTCCTACGTTGAATAAAGAGTTCTTGCTACAGGGATGGACACCTCCATCTAGTTTCCAACAAATTGACCTACTCAGAACAGCACGTAACAAGTTTAAGTTTCCTTCAAACAAACTAGACTATGTTGCTAAGGCACTTAAAGTAGGTGGTAAAACAGCACACGCAGGCCATCAACTATGGGTTGATTGTCTAGCAGGTAAACAAGAAGCATGGTCTAGTATGGAGGAATACAACAAGAACGATGTTACACTACTTGAAAAGGTTTATTGGAAACTGCTACCTTGGATTAAGGGTCACCCAAATCATGGTCTTTACGATGGCTCCACTTCTTGCCCCCATTGTGCTAGCACTGCTCTTGTAAAGCGTGGATATTACTATACCTCCACAGTAAAATACCAACGAGTAAAATGTTCTGATTGTGGTGCATGGAGTCGCTACAAGTCAGGAACAACAGTTAAGGAAGGACTAACAAGTGTCAGCTAATAATAAACAAGTAGGCGGAAAACACTATTCTAAGTATGGAGACCTCCAGCCCTGGGATGTGGTGATTGCATGTCGCTCATTCATTCTGTCGGTATTGCAGAAGTACACTACACCACAGAACATGGGACAGAAAGTATGAAAGTATGATCGCACACGGAGAACCTCCTTACCTTGAATGTTCTTCTAAAGGGGACAAACGGTTTAGTGCTTTTTATGCACGACCGGCTGGTTTTGGTGGTAAAAGTATTGAAGAGTTATACCAGGGTGCTAAAGTTTTAGAAGATGGTACTGGTCCTGGGCTGACATGGAAAGAAGCTAAAGGTAAAAAAGCCATTAATCAGGAAGAACTAGCTTCCTGGTATGGAAGACTCTGGGATGTTTATATTATGCAGCATCCTGAATTATTTGATGTTTTAATTAATGCTTCCGGAGTATCAGATATTTTTGGGCAACCTGGGCATGCTTGTCAAGCTACAGAGTTATGGAGAATTAGAAACGATTTAATTCGGATGAAAGTATGAAGGTATTAATTGACTCTGACTCTGTAGCGTTTGCTTCGGCCGCGTCTTCAGATGACCAGGAGTTTTGGGTAGCTCAGAGTAGGTGTGATGACATGGTTCGTCGCATCCTAGATGACACCCAAGCAGATGAGTATGAGTTATGGTTGACAGGCAACACTAATTTCAGGTATAATATTTACCCTGAATACAAAGCACAACGTAAGAAACAACATATCCCTAAGTGGTATGTTCCTCTGAAAGAGTACTTACAAACTGCTTGGCAGGCCAATGTAGCTGATGGTTGTGAAGCGGACGATATGGTGGGTGTTCGACAATGTGAACACCATCCAGGTGAGAGCATTATTGCCCATATCGACAAAGACATTAATATGATTCCAGGGCTGCATTATCATTGGGGTATCACCCGCCTTGGTAAAGTCGTTAGAGCCCCAGAACATTATGAGGTAACTGATGACGAAGCTCTGTTTAACTTTTATTATCAGCTTATTGTTGGTGACAACGGTACTGACAATATCAAAGGAGTTAGAGGATGCGGTCCTGTCGCGGCCCACAAGCTGCTACTACAGTATCCCTCCGAAGAAGAACGCTTTCATGCTATATCTGACCTCTATTCGTGTTACGAAGAGATGGCTGTCAATGCCAAGTGTCTATGGATTTGGCGTAAAATGAATGACGACGTAACAGAAAGGTGGTCAGCTTGGATGACTGGACAAAAGGAAGAAAGCACGGATTTATTGTAAATACTCTGCGATGGGGGTCACGTAAGTGGCCCGCTAAGTTCAAGACGCTAGAAGAATCAAAGACAGAAAAGAAAATTAATCCTGCCTCTGGCCGACTAGCTCAATTTTACGAGTGTAACCTATGCAAGAAAGAGTTTACTAACAAAGACGTGGAAGTAGATCACATTATTCCTGTAGTGGACCCCAAGGTGGGATTCGTAGATTGGAATACTTTCATTGAGCGTATGTTTTGTGATAGGTCAAACTATCAAACGGTTTGTAAACCTTGCCACAAGAAAAAAACTAAAGAGGAAAATAAATGAAAGTAATTGAAGTACCCGTATTTAATGATGATGGAAGTGTTAAGCTTACCCAACTACTTAGTCCAGAAGAAGCGCAGAGTCTCCTACAGTTTGCTATTAACTTTCTTACTGCCTCAGGTATGCTTACAGCGTTTGCTGTGTCTGCTAAGAAAGAAGACCCTCAAATGGAACTCCCATTAACAATGCAATGAAACCAGGCCCAAAAAAAGAAGAATGTCCGGAAGGCTGGAACAGACCTCGGCCACCTAGTTATTATATTAAGCAACTAGAAGCACAACGTCGTCGTAGATCAAAAGACCCAGAAAAAGTTAAAGAAATCGGAAGGGCTTCTGAGCATCGCCGAAGATTAAAACGATATGGTGTAACAGAACAGTGGTATACAGACACACTTAAAGACCAAAAAAATCTTTGTGATATTTGTCTTGATCCATTAATTCCAGGAAGAACCACTCATATTGACCATAACCACAGCACAGGACAAGTGCGAGGACTACTTTGTAGTCACTGTAATTTTTTAATTGGAAACGCTAAAGAGGATAAATTGAGACTCGCTCAAGCAATTAATTACTTAGAAAGATACGATTATGCGCCACCTCATTCTGCCTGATTGTCAAATTAGACCTGGAGATAGTACAGATTTCTTACGCGCAATTGGAAACTACATTGTATCCAAAAGGCCTGATGTGGTGGTGTGTATCGGGGATTTTGCGGATATGCCTAGCCTGTCTAGCTATGACGTTGGTAAAAAGTCTTTTGAAGGGCGACGGTATAGAGATGACATTCAAGCTACGCATGCAGCTATGGATGCATTGCTGGCACCAATCCAAGAGTATAACACAAAGATGCGAAAGACTAAACATGCTCTTTACACTCCCCGCCTGGTGCTCACACTTGGGAATCACGAAGAACGAATTCTACGAGCAACTAACAACGATCCTAAACTCGACGGTACCATTGGGATTGAAGACTTAAAGTACCGAGAACGGGGATGGGAAGTTTATCCTTTTTTGCAGCCTGTTATTATTGATAACATTGCCTACTGCCATTACTTTGTTACAGGTGTTGCTGGCCGTCCTGCGGCCACTGCTGGGGCTCAGTTAAGAAAAGCCAATATGTCTTGTATTGCTGGTCATCAGCAAGGACGACAAGTTGCTTATGCTTCTAAAGCCACTGGAGAAACCATTACAAGTATTATTGCAGGCTCCTGTTACGAACACGAGGAAGACTATCTCGGCGTTCAAGGCAATAAGCACTGGCGTGGTATTATTGTTTTGAATGAAGTGAACAATGGTTCCTTCGATGAAATGTTTGTCAGCCTTAACTTTCTTAATGAGCACTACAAATGATTAACGAACACGACTTACACGATTATCGCCAACTAACTATGAAGCAACCTAAAGCCAACGACATTCAAATTGGAGGTGACCATTATAAAAAGCATGGTGATCTACAACCCTGGGATGTGATTGTGGCTTGGAATCTTGGGTATTTAGATGGCACTGCTCTTAAGTACATCGCCCGGTGGCGAGACAAGGGAGGCATTAATGACATTAAAAAGGCAATCCACTTCCTTGAGAAATTCATTGAAGTAGAAGAAGGGAAGAACAATGGAAACGTTTGATGACTACCAGCATGCTGCTTTTAAATACCGCCTAGAAACCTCTCCGCCTGAGGAGAGGGTCATGGGTATGCTGGAAGAAGCTGGTGAGGTTGCAGGGGTGTTTAAACGCCTCCTACGGGGTGATTATTCTGCTGATGTAGCAGTCACTGCGCTGCACAAGGAACTTGGTGATGTTCTTTGGTATCTATCTCAGATTGCTTACGACAATGGATGGAAGCTGTCTGAAATTGCTGCAGCAAACATTGATAAACTAGAGTCTCGTCAATTACGTGGCTTAATTTTAGGATCAGGAAGTGACCGTTAATAGCCATGTATTAGACCAACTCCGCTCTCTTGATGAAGTAACTCTAATGGAGTTGTTAGAGGTTACTTCTGAAGATTTAGTAGACGCCTTCATTGACCGCATTGAAGACAATCTTTCTTTTATTTATTCTCAGTTAACTGGATAAAACCTTTGTTTTATAATGACTAAGACAAAAAAAGATTCACCAGAACGCAAGAAAGGGGATGACACTCCCCTTTCAAGAAACCACTCTAAGAGTGTTCGTTTCCGTATCCGAGTGCAAGAAGAAAAAGAAGCTAAACAAGAGATTAAAGAGTATGACGAAGACAATCAGCCAAACCCTAGAGTTTATTGACCATGTGCGCCTCTCTTTAGAGGCGTCATACAGTCATCTCTATGATAAAACCAGAGAAGTATTAGACACTGGTAAGCTGTCTAAAGCAGACGAATCCCATTTAGAATGGGGACTTGCCCATATGTACAAGAGTAAAGAAGAGTTTATGCGGGACTTAGACCGGCATGCTGAAACCCTGAAACACGAATTAAATAAGGAAACCAATGCAGGTCAACAGATTCAAAACCACGTTCGCTGAGAACATCTTCCGACAGAAATATGCACAAGGACCAAATGACACCTGGGATGCCCTGGCCGACAGGCTTGTTGAAGATGTTTGTGGAACACGATGGGGAACTCAACCCGCACTACTTAGCGAATCTGATCGCAAAGAGCTTGCCGAACATATCAAAAGCATGCGATTCCTACCAGGAGGGAGGTACCTTTATTATGCAGGCCGTCCGTACAAAGCATACAACAATTGCTATCTCTTACGAGCCGAAGAAGACACCCGAGAAGAATGGAGCAACGTAACATGGCGCGCAATGAGTTGCTTAATGACAGGTGGTGGCATTGGAATTGATTACTCCCGCTTACGCCCGTCTGGTAGACCTCTCTCAAGAACTGGCGGCGTTGCATCAGGACCTATTCCTCTCATGCATGCCATTAATGAAATCGGGCGGAACGTTATGCAAGGCGGATCAAGACGCAGTGCTATCTATGCTTCGCTTAATTGGGCACATGAAGATGTCCCTCTCTTTCTTGCAGCAAAGAATTGGTCCGATGAAGTCCGGCGAAATAAAGAAGCAAACTTTAACGCCCATGCTCCTTTAGACATGACTAACATCTCTGTCAATTATGATGATGCTGCATTGGGAGCTACTTCATGGAGCACAGGCGAGTTTACTACAAGCCTTGCGACAAACCCTGTGTTCCTAGAGAACGTTCGTCAAGCTATGGAAACAGGTGAGCCTGGGTTCTCCTTTAACTTTGGAAGTAAACAGAATGAAACGCTTCGCAATGCTTGTACAGAGGTTACTTCTGAGGATGATTCTGACGTATGCAATCTTGGCAGTATCAATCTTGGTAATATCAAAAATGTGGAAGAATTTCGGAGCGTTGTACAGCTTGCTTCAAAGTTCTTGGTTTGTGGAACCCTCAGGGCCGATCTTCCCTACGAAAAAGTCTATAAAGTTCGGGAAAAGAACCGTAGACTTGGGCTTGGACTTATGGGTGTTGCAGAGTGGCTCATGCAAAGAGGAAGCAAGTACGAAGTAACACAAGAGTTACATCAGTGGCTTGCCGCTTACCGTGATGAGTCTAAAAAATCTGCTGACGAACATTGCGACAGATTTTACATCTCTCGTCCCGTAGCATATCGAGCTATTGCCCCAACGGGTAGTATTGGAATTCTAGCTTCTACAACTACTGGTATTGAGCCTCTTTTCGCAGTTGCCTACAAACGCCGATACCTCACCAATGGAACGCAATGGAAGTATGAGTATGTTGTCGATGCCACAGCACAAAGAATGATTAACGAATATGGTACTGACCCTGAAACTATTCCAACAGCCTACAAGCTTTCCACAGATGTAGAAGCGCGTATTAAACTTCAAGCGGATATTCAAGCCTATGTGGATATGAGCATTTCTTCTACTATCAATCTTCCACAATGGGGCTCAAAACATAATAATGAGGATCATGTTGCTTCTTTTGCAGCAATCCTAGCTAAATATGCTCCACAACTACGTGGGTTTACAGCCTATCCTGATGCTTCGCGTGGTGGCCAGCCACTTGTAGAAGTAGATTATGCAACAGCATTAGCTCACCGTGGTACTGTTTTTTCTGAGCATGATATTTGTGATATTAGTGGTAAAGGTGGTTCTTGTGGCGTCTGACCTTGAAGTTGCGTGGTTGGCCGGTTTAATTGAAGGGGAAGGGTGTTTTACCCTTCCCTCAGAAAAACGTCATCCTTATTTCCTAATGGACATGACAGATCAAGATGTTTTAGAAAAAGCCGCAACATTGTTTCCAAATTTATTTACACTAAGAGGCCCTTACATTAATAAAAACAAATCACAACATAAACCTCGCTACAGAGTAGACGCATTTGGTCCTAAGTGTCGAGAGTTAATGACGTTAGTCTACCCTCATATGGGAGCCAGGCGCCATCTAAAAATAGACGAATTAAGGGCACTGAATTGACAACTATTGCTGCTTCATTAGGTGACCGCGTTCGCCCTGCGACCATTGCCTGTGACTTACAAATAACTTATGCGGGAAACATTAAAATGAAAACCGCCTCTAAGATTTTAGAGTTAGCACCAGATGTGTCAAAGCATCTGTTTAATGCTGATAAAGCATTTGTAGGTTTCTCAGGTAATACTTCTGCATGGGGTGCAGCAGTTGCTTGGTTCCTTGATCCAAGTAGTAAAATGCCTAACTTACGTAACGGTGTAGAACTACTAGCACTGACAAGTAACAAAGACATTTTATATAGCACCACCATGGCGACATGGCTTCCCATTAAAGAAAAGTATTACTCCATTGGCAGTGGTATGCCGTTTGCTATTAGTGCATTAGACCTTGGTAAAACTCCTAAAGAGGCTGTTCTATTCGCTAGTAAACGGGATGTGTACACTGGCATGGGTACTAAAGAATACATGCTATAAAAAGAAAAAGCCCCTTGGATTTCTCCTTGGGGCTTTTTTGTTTAGCGATCCATTTCCATTCTTCGGACAACTCCCATAATTTGCTCATATCGTTTAGCCTTCATCAACTGTTGTTGTTGTCGAGTAAACGGTAGGTCTGCAAACTTCCTCTCCAGTTGTCTTTCAATATCCTGGGGATTGCCTTCTAGTTCTAGGTACTTCCTCACGGCCTCTCTAACAGTGTTCTCATCACCTGTCTTATTGACGATGGCTTTGAACATGTTATCAAACACCCCCTTACGAGCAACTCTTAGTCGGGCAGTTTCCTTGTCTGACATAGCATCTTTCTCTCTACGCACAGCTTCAGTTAGGGCTGTGACACCCATCCGTCTAGCCATAATTTCCCTATCATCACGGTTTACGTGAACCCCAGGTTCGGTAATGTCTGACGGCTTTCTAAAACTGGTGACACCTTGGTTAGCATAGGGCTGCACAGGGGCCTTAAAACGGTCACTAGACGTTTCAATTAAACCTCTGGCTAGGCCCCCAGGGGCCATGTCTTTTGCAAGCTGCATGCCCGTGTATGCGTTAGGATTGGCCATCGCTTTCACCGCTGACCCTGCCATATCACCATACACGCTGGTAACTGGTAAAGCACTACCTAGTGGGTCTTCTGCATTGATGATTTCATTGCTAAACCTACCACGCATGTCAGTACCAAGAGCACCAGATGCTCCGCCATAGGACAACCATTCACCACCTGTATAACCAAGTACGTTTACCTCAGGTAGCGCCTTTAGCACAGCAAGACGAGGATTAATATCCTTAATCTTCCCATAGCTTCCAGGCATATGTTCTGATACAAACCCCTTAGTCATTTCAAACAGTTTTTCTAGTTCCCCGATTCCAGGTAGGTTCCAAATACCGCCAATGGCAGCCATGGTTCCCAGATAACCCATTAGAGGCGTCACATTACCTCTAGCAGCCTCTCGACCTAAGATACTCAGATGGTTGTACATGTTAATCACAGGAGCATGGAACACATATCCCATGGTACCTAATTGACCAAGCTTCTGTACAGCCAAGGGCCTATCTTGAGGACGCATAGACACTGCTACAGCATCAGTGATTTCACCGGCACGTCTAAACGCAGCTTCCTTAGAAGAGTACTTACCACTATCCCAAAGGGCGTTAGCAAATGGGATAAACACGGCTCTACGAGCAAATCTATCAGGAACACCAATAGACCAGTCAGACACTTTCTGTAAGCTGTCGGCTACAGGATGAGTCCCAATGGAGCGGTCATCTTCATAGACAATGTTCTTAATTACACCGTTGTCATCAGCCCACTTTAAAGCCTCTTTGTTAAACGAAGACATGGGTACTCCCATGCGCTCATCTGCCATAGCTTCAAAGACGTTACGTAAGAACTTACCAGGAGCTACCTTAACATTACCAGCACTTTGTTCCTTCAAGAACCATGCAAAACTACCATGAATTGCTTGAATAGGAGTAGCTACAATGTATCCAGGAGAAGCGGTTAGAGTCTTAATGTACAAGCCTGAGCGAAGCACTGAGGATAGGCTATTGATGCTTTCACGAGAAAGCCCCATAGCACCTGCTGCAGCACTTTCCAAACTACGTGCTAAGTTCTCTGTTAGGCCCATTTGGTTGTACATGTAGGCTTTACCAAGAGTCACGTTGTTTGGTTGGTTTTGTAGAATGTCAGGATCAGTGAGCAGTGTTTTCACATTGCTAATGGCTTCCTGTGTAGCACTCCAACGAGCAGCGTCCTTTAGATAGTCAATCTGGGCTTTGGCCCAATTATGAGCATTATCTTCAGCCGATAACCAAGGTTGGTCACCTTCAAAGCCACGTACATTTACTTTGGCTTTGACATGGTGTAAGTCTTGTTTAAAAGCATGACTACCCTTAGCTTCTACCCAACGTTCCATGGCTTGCTTAATTTCAGCAGCTAGAGGATCATCTCCCATGGCTTCTGCAATGTCTTTCCAGGAGGACATAACATCACGAGGGACAGCCCCATACTTACGTCCCGGGTTGTACATCTTGCTATGGTTATACTTTAAGCCACTAAAGTCAAAGTTGTCATTATCTGCAAACTCTTTCTTTAACCACTCAATAGCACCCTTGGCTTGTCCACGAGTAGTAGTCTGAATATAGAAACGTAGCTTACCACCCTTGTCATAGATAGGAAGATGGTAGTCACCCCTAAAGATGGACGCCATGTAGGCATCTTGCTTAGTAATGGGAGACTTACCTAAAAGCTGACGACCCCTATTCTGTTCTTCATAAAAGGTATCAAACGCTTTACGAAGAGACTGATAGGCATCAATTCCTTTTTGCTTCATACCCATGGCGGATAGCTGTTCAGGGGAGTATTGCTCCCCACGGAACATTTCATCTAAGAACGTCTTGTGGACATTCTGTAAGTCTTTACCTAGGTGTGCTAGACGAGACTCTAGAGGAACCACTGCTTCACGGATAAGGTAGTTGGCACGGTTTTGTGCCCAGTTGAACCACTCACCCATGTTACGAAGGACAATGCTGTCTCCTTTTTGAGCAGCCATTGCTAAACCAGATTGCCAGTTGGTAGCTAAGTCAGGACCATCGGCTTGTGCCTTTGCTTTGTCTAGTAACTCAGCAGAAGGCGTAGGACGAGAGATGAAAGCATCAGCCTTACCACTCAACCCTGGTAGCTTCTCAAGATAAGCAGCCACAGGTTCCTTCTTTCTACCAATGACAGACGCAGCCTTTTCTAAAGTACCAGCAACATCATCCCCAAATTTATCCTTTAAATACTTAGCCGCCTTAGGAATACCTAGGGTTAGTAAGTCAGGATGAATAGAACCACCTTGAGAACGCTTTAGAGTAGAAGGAGCATTAGCCTCTTTGTAAATAGAACGAATGTTGTTGTCATTCCAAGTTACAAAAGAAGTAGGATGCCCATAAGGTTTTGCTCTAGTGTACTCCCCAGTATCTTCTAAAAGCTTTTTCACAGACTCAAACTTGTTAGGATAAGTAAACCCATCAACACCAAGTTGATTCTTTAGAAGACTAGACCAAGCATCGTTTACTTCTTTAACTCGGTTTTCCCATTCAGTACCACGATACTTATCATTAAAGTCTTTAAACATCTCTTTAACGTCGTAGTAACCATACTTGCCTTCTGTGAGTTTGGAAACCGCTAATGCAAACTTGTCGCTTCGAGTTAACTGGAGTACATCCCATGTACCCATATCAAAATCAATAAGTGGATAGTTTCCCTTTTTAATGACAATAGGATGCAGTGACCCACTTAGCTGTCCCTGGTTCATGCGGCCTTCTGCTTCTGTAGGACCGTATTGAATACGGCGTTCACTAGTTTTTGGAAGTAACTTGTTTCCTTGTTTCTTGTTTCTTCCAGCAAACATGTGTGGGCTAGAAGTAAATCCAGCATGAAAACCTTCTGTAGACGCTCGTAGTTCTCCAGTGATCTTTGCCCGAGTACCATGTAGCAACACTGTTGGAGTACCGTCAGTATTACTCATCCAATTGGAAGCAGGGAAACGTTCCTTCAACCATTGCTGGTCAGTTAAACGAGACAGAGCACGGGTAGTGACCTTAAATCCTTCACGAAGAATCTTAGCCATACCTTGACCAAAAGCACCGTCTAAAGCACCGCCTTGTCCAAAGCGATTGATACGTGGGTCCCAAGTACCCTTGATAGGAGGATGTTCCCCTTCAATAAGGATACGACGCGCAACTTGGTTAGGAGAATAGCGATTGAATGGATCGGGCGCTGTACCAGCTCCTAGAGCATCACGCACTTCTACAGGAAGAGACTTATCCAGCATAGGCTGGTCATAATCTAAAGCACCCTCATACTTGTAAGGAGCATCCTTCATTACCTGCGGAAATTGATTGGCATCCACAGGATAGGGTGAATCCATTTCCATAGGAGTGTTATCACCAGGGCGACGTGTCTCTGCATCAGCCTGTTGACGCGCAACCCACTCAGCATAACCTGTAGGAGCTTGTTCTTGACGGGCACGTAGTGCAGCGTTCTGCTCTAAAGAAGTTTGACGAGCAACCTCTTGTTCCATGGCAGCTTGACGAGCAGCAAGAATAGCATCGGCATTAGCTCCACGTTGTTGTTCACCAGCCTTAGCTAGTTGTTCACGCATAGCCACCATTGGATCAATGGGAGGAGTGTAAGGGCTTTGAGCCCCCTCTGTTAGATGATCCACCATAGCTTGCATAGGATCGGCAGTAGGAATGGCTCCAGGCTTTGCTACAGGAGCATGCTCAGGAGTGTTCCGTAGTTGCTTCTCAGCCGCACGTAGGCGGGCAAGCTGTGCTTGACCCCTAGGTATAGAACCAGCTACACCCGCCATTGGAATACCAACGTCGTTCAGTAATTGACCTACAGCACCACTAATCTTCTGACCACTTTTAGTTCTAGGTTGATAGGTTTTATCTGCAATTTGCTTGGCTATTTCTTTTTCTAAGTCTGGAGCATTACCAAGCATTGTGTTAATTAAACCAGCACCAGTACCTTGCACTTGTTGGAAAGCACCTGTACCTGCCCACAGGGCAGTTTCACCTAAACCTGTTAGGGCTCTACCAACAATAGTGTCTTCAAAAGGAGTAGCCTCTCCCTTAGCAGCGTAAATGGCTTCAAGGGTTTTTTCTGTCATAACACTATGGCTATCCCGCGCCGAGGGAGTTAGAGCTCTCTTGGCTGATTGGATAGACGCATCTAGATAGTCACCAGCCCCTAGGGATTTAGATGTAGGGGCGGCTTTCTTCTTTCCTAAGTGTGTCTCAATTCTAGAAATAGCTTCATCATTTGAAAGACCATCGGGAAGTTCAAAGTGAAGTCCTTCATATTGATAGTGTGCCATTAATTACCTTAATACAATTGGGTTGTCTTTACTGCCGTCACCCTTGGGTTTAGCTGACGCAGGAAGTGATGATCGTCCTGTACCACCACCAGGAAGAGGATTCACTGGTACTTGATTGTCAGTCATTTGTCCCATATCAACACCACCGGCTAGTCGTTGCTGTGCAGCTAAAATTGCCTTTTGGATCAGTTCTGCCTCATACGCCTTTTGTGCATTCTGTGACAGTTCTGTATACTTAGCGACTTCAGCCTGATCCTCAGAATTACGAGCTAACTCTTGGTAGTAGTATACTGCTTCAAGATTATTCTTTGGTGGCTTCAGCCGAGCCTGTGTAGCCTTTAAACGTTCAGAAGCTACACGAGCATTAATACCTGCTACATTAGCAGCAGAAGCAGCTTGACGTTGGTCATTAGAAGCCGCATACATTTCCTTAGGCTTCTGCATAAAGTAAGACTTAGCAATTTGCATAGCTAAAGCAGAACCTTGAGGAGTCTTAAAATATTCAGCATGCTTTGGGTTTTGTAAGGTGTATCCTAATGGAAGAGTACCTCTGTTTTTAGCAGCCGCCGCAGCGGCACCCAGTAGAGTTTCCATTTCAGCATCTGTCTGCTTTAATTGGCTTTCAGATAGCTCACTCTTCATTTTAGTAATATGAGCGTTCACCCTGTCTTCTACAGGAATTTGTTTTAGAATAGCTAGGTCATCGTCTAGCTTATTTTTCATAGAAGTGCTATACGCAGCAGCAGCATCACTCTGACGAATGTTTGCTTGCTTAACAAGCTGTTCTAAAGGATAACTTTGTGCTGCTCGTTGTTCTACACCAAGTACACTAGCAAGGTCTGCTTGTTGTTTTTCTTGTGCTAAATCAAATGCCCCTTTGCCCATTTGAGCAAGGAAAGGGCTAGGGCCTTGCCAAAGTTCTTGTAAGCTACGTGCGTCCATTAACCACCCCAACCATTAAAGATTACGTCAGAGCCATAGGGATTCTGCACACCAGTCATGTTGTAACCACCTCCAGCGTATGTGTTGTCATTACTGAACAGATTCTTTAAACCTTGACCTGCCATACCCAGTAAACCAGATTGCTTAGCAAAGTTTAGCACATCATTCATGTTTGAGTTCTTAAGTTTACCTTGCTGCTGCTGCATTTGTAATTGATTTTGCATCAATGAGTTTTGCATATTAGCAATTTGTGGTAAAGTGCTTGCAGCTTTCTCAGCTAGCATTGCTTGGAACTGAGTTTCACGACCAGCAACATTACTACGTCTACCACTAGCAGCAGCCTGTGCATTTAGCTTAGCACGAAGCTGTTGTGCATAAGGACTGTTTTGTGTAAACATGTTTTGCAGTTGTGTGGTTGCCTGATTAACCTGAT